CATAGCCAATAGCATCTGCCTCCCCACAGATTATATCACCCATCTTTCCTGCTAAGTCTACGGCCATTTCAGTAGTCTCTTCATCATTTTTTCTAATTTGTTTGTCTTTTACATGGCAAACAAGAATCAGTGTGTCACAGAGAGGCTGGAACATGTGAATCATCTCTTTGAGTGCATTACGCATATAGAGATACCCTGCACCATTAGGAAGCTGACGCACATCTGCCTTAAGGTCTACAACCTTCTTGCCATTCTCCATTAAAATGTTACCAATACTATCCTTTTTATAGCCCCAATTAGCTCCCATAGATGTTTTTCTATACAATGCTGCCGCAAAAGGCAGAGACATTTCTTCAAGCCGCGTTGCATTATCAATAGTGATGAAGCGATAAAAATTTTTACCGCCATTTTCTTGGTTCTTCTGTTCAATCAGAGATTTAATCTGAAAGATGTCAGAAGCACTTCTGGCCTGTACACACATAACATCAAGTGACCTATATCCATCTTCAAGATCAATAATAAGATTACTGTCAAGACTGGCCATAAGACTACTCTTACCACTTTTAGGTTTTCCAAATAGGACCATTAACCTTGGGTTGTAGTCAGTTGCTCTCCTACGTTCTGTAGGTAATACAATGTTACTCATTTTTCTACTCTTTTTAAATTGTTAGTGACTGCAAAGATAGTCTGCTTGGATGAGAAGATTATCTTGCTTAAAATCGTGTTTTGAAAATTGAAGGGAGTTACTAAGAGTTATTCTCCATGTTATATCTGACAAGTTGATAAACTTTATTAAGATTAGTTTCATCACCAGCTGGAGGCAAGGGAGCAAAATAGTTAACTGCACCATCAAAATAAAGTGCCAAGACACCATTGCTTTCTCCCTCACGGTTAAGCACTACCTCAAGAAACCTTGCATATCCTCTGAGATTAGTTATCTTGTACTTCAGATATTCAGGAACTTCAAAGGCAAAGGGGTTAGTAATACCTAACATAACTGAACAGTCTTTGCCCACATTCTTTGAATCTGCGATGCCAGCAAGTGTAGGGCGAATCTTATTAGCTTTAAATGCATCTAATGAGATAGTTTCAGAATTTTGCTGAGCAATCATTACAGGAATATAGTTATAGTGATTTCTAAATACCATAAAGTATTCTGAAAGCTTATCTATACACTCTTTGAGTGTCATGCCCCTCTCCAATTCTGTCAGGGACTGATGGTCCCAAATAATTTCTACATACTCATCAGGATCTTTAGGCTCATAGTAGTCAAAGACTTCTTTCTCCTGCTTTACTCCAGTTTCCTTATTCTCAATAATCACTGTTTTTCTATGAATAGTTCCAGCTTCTTCTGCATACCTTCGGATGGTCTTCCATGCAGCAGTAGGATTTCTCTCTGTGATAAAGAGAACATGATCTTCATAAAAATCCAATATACTTCGATATTCTATGCTGTTGAGAAGATCAAGAACTTCCTTGTCTACGACAAAACCCTTGCTGATAGACTGAAGTTTCATAGGAGATACTCTAATTTTCCTTCCAGATAGTACATAGAGAAGATGGCACATAAATCTAATGGTTATCTTCTCAGGAGTCTCCTCTAATGGGAAATAGAATATCTTTATCCTAACCTGTTCAGGATGATAATAAGCGTAAAGAATTGGAGTATATAAAAACAAGAAACTTGCCAACTGGGATTTTCCACTCTTACTGGCCCCACTGATGCAGTAATACTTACCTTGTTCTATCCCTGGGAAATCACTTTGAAAATTCTTAAATGGTGATGGTATACAATTAATATCTCCTCTAAGCACTCTTTCTCTTCTCTCATTGAGATTAAGAAGTACTCTTTGTATTAAGCTCATACTTTAATTTCTTGAATTCATCAGCCATGAGTCATCATTATTGACTACCTCCTCCTCACTCTCCTTGTTCTCAAGGAATGTAGCAAGGTCTGAAATCTGCTCAACATGATTTCCGTCCTCTCCAGGCTTAACATCATCCTTGAGAATGAAATACTTGATAAGACGCATACCTGTATAGTTGCCTTGGAAAGAAGCAACATAACGCTTGGTTGCATCAAGAATCTCCTCATCAGGCACATTACCAAAGATAGTGAAGAATTTCTTGAGCTTCTTGACTACCTCAGAGTTGTTACACCTATAATAATATGGTGTCATACGACCATACCTGTCCTTCATCTTACCTTGGGGATAGAGTTCTCTCATCTGTTTGGCAAGTTCAAGGAGTTCTTCATCAGACTTTTCTACACTACCTGAAGAGTCAGAGAGAATCTCATCGAGGACATCAGACCAATGCTGGGTGACAAGATAGTCTCCCTTATTGATAAGTATCTCCCGCCTGAGCATATTGTCAATGACAATGTCAGAATTGTTCATCCTGAAGGCTAAGGCTAACAGGACTTCCTGGACAGTCATCTTATGCTTAGTGCATACTTTTTCGTCAATTATTATTTTCATAATGTTTCTTTTTTATCTCAAAGGGAAAACCTTTGAGTACACTACCACTAAAATATATCTGCTATGTCATCAAAGTTGATTTCTATGGGAATGCTGTTAAACTCTGTGATATACTGAGCATCAGAAATCCAATCCCATGAATAGTCTTCAAGGTTATAGTGGGCATCTATGTAGTTCTGTTCCTCTCCACCATACTGACCTTGAAGAATCTCCTCATTGATGTCCTCCACATAGAGACAATGCTCTTTATGGTCAATAATTGCAAGTCTTCTCATACCTGTTAATGGTTATTCCCTATTATTTAAGTTTTAAAAACTCATCTGCTGCTTGCTCCAATCTCTTGGCATGTTCAAGGGGAAACTGGCAATCATAGTCTTTAGCATCATATCTAAGACCAGCTGCAACACTTTTTACAGTCATAGCAAGTATTCTTGCACATCCTAATTTTTCTTTTTGTGTCATAGTTTTACTTTATTATGATAAGTACTGTTCCACTATTATACTCAAATTTGAGTGTTTCACCTGGAATGAGCAAAGATGCTATTCCGTTGACTATTGGCTCTAAGGTACTAAAATACTTGGAGAATTCGTCTATAGGAAAATAGCTGTCTTCTGTTGATTTACTCATATCTCACTTACTGAATGAATGGTTTTTACTTGTTTGAAGCCCTCAATTCCCTTTAATACCAACTCCTCCTCCCTCGTTCCCTTATAATAAGGGATTATCATAATGGGGTCTCTATGACGAAGAAGTCTTCCACGACGCTGTTGAGTGATAATATCTGAGGAAGTGATATTGCAAAAGATTCCATAACGGCAGTTTACTAGATTGGCATTTTCATTGAGAATATTGACTGCTGTTATATGGTCTATCTTTCCCTGATTGAAATCCTCGTATATCTGCTGTGCCTCCTTATTCTGAGAGTGAATGCAGTTCTTACCAAGCTGCTCTGTCTGAGCAATAGTCTTACAGAAGGTAATAGTACGTTCCTTGTCAAGGTGATGGAGAATAAGCTTAACCCATGGAAGTTTACAGTCTGCCAGAAATTCAAGCCTCTTACCACAAAGGTATAACCAAGATTGTTTCATAGCTTGATTACCAGACATTGCTTTCTTCTTATACCATTCGATAGACTTGTCAAGTTCCATAAGCTTCTGTTTCTGAGTACACCGGAGAATAGCATGTTGCTTGGACTTTTTGTACTTCCATAGGTCTTTATATTCACCATATACTACATTAGGGTCTTTATCCTCTATCCATGTCTGAAGAAACTTCTGCTGTTTAGGTTTATTAAGCTCAATAGTCTCAGACATACGAGTATTCTCCATTTGAAGGGGAAAGAGGAGGATAGTAGGTTCAGGCAGTACTTCAGAAGTAATAGCCTCAATGATGTTGCAAGAGACTATCTGGGAATGGAAGTTGTATTTGAACCACAACTTGAGTTTCTGAGGAATAGTAGCAGAAAGACCTATGATATAACCATAACTTATAGTCCTAAGTTGCTGCATACGCATTTCAGAGGCTACATGGTGAACTTCATCTAATATAACAAAATCCCAATGTTCATTGCAGTGCTTATGCAGGGATTCATAACATTCCATAGTGATGTCTGCATGTAAACCTCCCCACTTTTTAATCTCATCAAGCCAAGTCTGTTTGTGGACTATCTTGGCTACAAGGAGAAGAAGCTTGGGCTTATAGTCCTTATATATGGCCTGTGTTATCCAATTGACTAAATCTACAGCCATTCGGGTTTTGCCAAATCCTGTAGCAGCTTCAAGCAGGAGAGTGTTACTCTGAGAAAGGGCATTCTGGCAGGCTGTGTAAATTTCATTTCTTGTCATTTTATTGCTTTTTACTGTTAAGGTCATCATAGAATGATGACATACTAGACTAAAAAGCTATGCTATATGCTCATGGGCTTCCATGGTGGAGAGATAGGCATCTGCCTCCCATGAATCAAGCATATCCTGATAGTCCAACTCTTCCTCAATAGCATGGTTAATGAGCTGATTGAGTTCATACAGACAGTCATTGAGGGCATCTTTATAAGGAAGAGGCTGGGAGGTATCTCCCAACCTTTCCTGCCAGCTTTTAGTAAGCTGTTGTAGATCACTGATCGTAATCATAAGCCACGGATAATATTAAGAAGTCTATGCCAAATAGAGGTACTACTCTCTACCCCCATGCCATTCTTGCGATTCTTGGATACATGCTTGGCTGATGCAGTAAAGAAGCATAGTGAATCTTGCTGCTCAGACTTAGAGAGGACTGTATACCAATGACCTGCTACAGCACCAGGTGTGCGTGGGCTACCCTCGGAGGTAAGCTGTTCTGATACTGCAAGGAAGGCCCTATGAAGATTGAAGGGGCTGTTTTTCACATAACGCAGAAGTACTGCATCTTCTTCTCTGGTCCATCGTCTGTTTGGAGTTCTCATAATTTTTGATGTTATTTAAATGATTGATATTATGTAGCAGGCACAGAGTGCCTACCTACTGAACTTACAAGAAAAATCCCTTCCATCTTCACAGACAGAAGGGGATGCACGACATGAATTTAAACTAACATGCGTCTAAAACAATAACATAATCCACAACATTAGTACCCCCACCTGAAATTGAATCAGGGCCTCAGACTTAGGAGGTCTGCGTCTTATCCACTCGACTATGGGGGCTTATCTCTTTCTATTTTCACAAACCGAAAGAGATTGATAAAAGTCATTTAATCGGTTCCTTTTATGGCAATGCAAAGATACTGCCTTTATGGGTAATATCCTCATATCTTAGGAATAAGCTAAGAAAACTCATAGCTATTATAGAGGCACAGATGCTAAGGGGAAGTGATTAGCAAGTATGTCGGCTGCTATTATCCTCTCCATGATTCTACCCTTTGAAAGATTCATTAACTACTATACCAGTTTCTTGCTAATTCTTGCTACTTCTTTCTAATTCTTGCAAAATTGGAATGAATTTGCTATGGCCAATCAGCCCAATCAAGACCATTGTCATGCAAGAAATTATTAAGTTCATTGAATGACCTCTTACCACCGACAAATAATAATCTATAATGTGCCATTATTCCTCCTTTCTTACGTTAAGCCTACCAAGTTCGTAGAAATGTTTTGCTATAGTCTTTGCTATACGAGGGGTCGTATTTAATCCATTATCAAAACAGAAATTAACTGCATCTCGTTCTAAATCTTCGTCCAACGGTTTAAAATCTAATGCTTTTGGTAGCCCTAGCTCTCTTGCTGGAATATGTGCTTCCTTACGCCCTTTGAGATAACCCTTGTTGTACCATTCTCTCTTTATATCATCAAGATTTTGATGCTCCTGTTTATTAGAATATTCGATAGCATTTTTTACCATGTCAAAGGTTTCTTGATATGTAGGAATCTCACCAGCAGTACTAATTGGATAACCTTTATCTACAAGATACGCTATGACTTTATCCTTATTAGTGTACTTTCGTGTGACCTCAGTCTGATAATCCCTTCCATGTTTGAAGCCTCTTTCATAGTCTGGAGAACCCAAACTCTCGTCTTTTATTAGCAAGTCTTTATCTTCTGGTTTCATTGTTTATTGTTATTTATGGTCTCACTTCTCATGCCCTCCGCAAACTTATGCTTTGGGCAGGCTCGCTTTTTGGGAGAAAAGCTTGGGCACTTATTGCTATACCTGCATGACCAGCAATGTTTCATTTGATTCTATCTTTGAGGGATTTAAGCCAATCTTCTAACCGACCTGCCGAGTACCCTATATTTCCATTATTTACAGAGTATCTAAGATGCCAGATTGTACTATTAAGCATCCTCTCATCTTCTTCGCTCCAAGCAGTAGGCTTTTCACCTTTCTTAATAACTACCTTATTATCATCTATTTCAGCGTGAAAACCTTGAGGAATATAGTAAGTAACTTCTTG